GGCTGCTTCCTCTGCCTGAAGGGGCTGGCCAATCGCCTTGCCTGCATCATCCGCTCCACGCCTTACTGTTGGTATGGTGTTCCCCTGCACCGTCCAGTAATTGTGTAAAGGTGCTGAATCGAGCTCGCGCTTGAAAGTGCGCTGATGTAACGCATCTGCAACCTCATGGAACCGGGTGAGGGCCTCAACAAATTTGTCGATTTTGGGGTCAAGCTCACGTGTATACGATTCCTTAAAGAGTGCTGCCACAACCTCGGGGAAGAACTTGGCCACGATCTTCGGGTCAGAGCCCCCAAGTAGCAAAGCCACTCCAGTTGTATGGTTATCGAAAGACGTCATTTCTTTGATGAATGGCATATCTTTATACCTGAAGTGGGTGAACAACCCATTGTTAGTGCGCCCCGTTCGGCCTCGCCTTTGCCTTACAGTTTCATAAGGCAGGTTGACGAGGGCCACGACCTCAGAGTTCTGACCTGGCAACTGGCAACGTGTAACATTAGAGGTTATGACCCAGTCAACATTGGGAAGGGTAAGCCCGACGTCTGCCACTGCTGACGCGATGAAAACCTGGGCCTTTGAGTCAATTTCTTTGTCTCGTGAGGTCAGGATGCAGACACGCTTACCAATGGCTTGGCTCAGTTCAAGTGCATGGGCTTGGTCAACCACAAAGATAAGGAACTTGGACAGATTACGAGTCCGCACGAGACCCAGCACATCAGACTTATAGCGCCTCCACCATTGAGAATATGACGCTTCAGGCATTGAGACAGCTGGCCTCACGTCTTCAGTGATTGTCCATGTCATGGCAATTTGCAGAGGGACATGGACGCCCGCTTCTGCTTTCAGGAAGTCCGTAGGCGTCGCAGTCGTGTAAATGGCAGGCACCAACAACTTCTTTAGGATGTGGATGACAGCCCGGACAGGAGCCTCGTCAACATGCGCCTCATCAACAATGAACAGGTTGCCTTCAGTCAACCACCGTTCATGAAGGAGCACTTCTTGCGGAGTGGTGACTATCAACCGCGTGCCAGGGTCAAACAAGTGTCCTGAAGTCACAGGGAAGGCTGGCAGGGCAAAAGCTTCATTAAGATAGGGGGTCAAAGTTGTCACTAGGAGATTCCGAGGAACGACCAGAATGACCCTCGTGTACTTGTGCCCAAAATACCGGTACACATAATTAATGAATGTCGTTGACTTGCCAGTGCCAGTTGGTGCTTCAATCAGCACTGCCGGGCATTCAGGCCCAAGTAGTTCAATTGCTGCAGCCGTCTGCTTCATGTTCGCTGGCACTTTACCCCAGACATTGTTTAACACATAAGAATAGATCATTTCGACAACATTAGAAAAGGCTGGAATTCTTACATATTTAACAAAAACAGGCACAGGCAGTCCCGGCAAAATTGACAGGGCTGCAATGACCAAAATTTCTAGCAACGGCACATCAACTCTCTTGACATAAGGCTGGACGTAGCCATTAAGTACGAAATTTAATTCTGCCAACTTCTTGTCTAAGTAGCTGGCCCAGACGAAAAACCCGAAAGCCTTGTTTGCTGAAGGCAACCAGCACATATAAACCCAATGACGGGTCAAAAGGGCATGATCGGGCTCATCATTTTGAACTGTGATAAGGCGAGGATTGTCTGCAAGGAAGTCATAACAGGTCCGCTTCATGAGCTGGGTCAACCCTGCTGTCGTCAGCATTGTATTGCTACGACGCAGCAATTCCACGGGCCACGAAACGGCCACCCCGAACAGAGAGGTTAAATAAGTTGTGTAGCCAATATTATAAATAATGGGGTTGAGCACATCAGGGATGACCGATACGATATTACAAATGGTGTCCGCCAGTCCATCCATCGAATAATCAATGATTTCTCCCTTTTCATCCTCAGGTATGGGCTCGTCTTCTTCTAGGATGCGGGCGTCTGGCTTGTACCAGTCAAGCATGACCTGATCATAAGAAGGCACTTTAATGCCATGCTGCATGACAGAACCGTTCTTGAGGACCTCAAACCTCTTGATGTCTTCAGAAAGCTTTTCATACAAGTCTGGCTGGTGGGCACACAGCCCCATGTAGCTGGTCAGACGCTTGATGCGATAGGCCCTATCAGAGGACCGACCTTTGGCAGGTGCATAAGCCTTGCCAATGAGTTTCTTAGTGTCGTGGAGCACGATAAAGCGCGGAACTTTGATACCAAGACGTGACAAACAAACGGCATCAGCAGTCGTGGGGTGCCTCCACCCTTTCGACAAGAAAGTCATGCGTAATAACTCACCGGATGGCTCTTCATCCTTGAGGCGCACATTCATTCTAGCCATACATTTGATGATGTTCTTTGCACCCCAGTTTGATGGCGCGCTAGCAAGCCATGATAGCAAGTGGTCGTCACCATAATTTGACAGCTTGCAATAATGCCTGAACTCGTGTGCGCTAAGGCCTGTCAATTTCTTCCATGCGCACAAATAATATATGACAACAGCGAGGGAGTTGTCAAGTGATGTTGAAGAATGACCAGTACTGAGACCTCCTTGCTTTCTGTATATGTTGCCAGTTGACGTGGTCATCAGTGGCATCTGGTCCAAATTCCGATAATTGGCGTCAATTAAGAAGCAAATCTTGGCATAATCTCGGTGCCTCTCGAAACCTTTCTTGCGTACCTTAGCAATAATATGGGTGACGTCCTTTGACACTGTGGAGTCAAAAGCCTCAAAATCACCTGCAAAATGGTGGTCATAATTGTCATGGTCTGCGACAAGTTTAGAAAGGTTAAAACCATTTAACGGCATGCCAATCTTGATAGAGGATGACCAGAACTTAAAGTTGTGGTTGGGTTGGTAGTTCCATATCGTGGAAGATATATAATGTACCAAGGGGGCCGAAATGACAGTTCGCACAATGTCATTCCTCCATTTCCTCTCAGGAAGCGCTTCACTCTTGACGGACACCCCGGCAACCGGGACTAAAGTGTGGGCCTGCTCGAACGTGGTGGCCCATAATTTGACGAAGTTTGCCATCCCCCCAATGCTTTGGATGAACTTCTTTCGTGAAAGCTTCCTCCATTTGCCATTACGCTTGACTTCCCCCCAAAAAGGGCCAAGGCCATACTTCTTCTCCCATTTCTTTATGATATAGGAGAATGGCGTGAGCTTTGACGCTTTGAAAATAACACCTACTAAAGCCCAGATCTCATTGACTGACAGGTCTGGCAAATTCGCTGGACCAGAAACAAAATACCGCGACAATGAGTCCAGTTCAGACTCTATCGTGGCATACTGCTCCGTGCGCTTGTACTCAGGGGCATACCCTTTAAGGTTTTCTAATTCCTGGCTCACCTCAAGCTCCATTCGGGCCACCCCTTGCCTGATCGAAGTGCCGCCAATGAACTCTGAGGCAAATTGTCGAAAGTTTTTGGGCTCTTCGTTAGCCTCGGCTGTGACAGTAGGGGCCTCTGGCCAGCCCAGCCCTGTCAATATCTCGTTGGCTTCATTTATTGTCTCCCTGTCAAACCTGTCAGGCAGGCTGCGTATGAAGTTTGGCAAGGCAATGCCATCAATCATCTTAGACACGTCCATTATAGAATTATTGAAGAAAGCACGCAATTTGTGCTTGGTGGGATTCAAGCCCTTGACGTCACTGGTGTGCGTCGCTGTCATGAATTCCACTCTCAACCATTGGTTGAGAATCCACAGTACTGACTTTATGAGGCACAGTTTCAGCAAATATCTAAAGCGTTTGTAAGAGCCAAACAACATGAAATTAAGAGGCTGAAGAATGACAAAAAGGGACCAATAGACCACGCTCAGTAAGTGGTCCACGAACGAGTCTGTACAGGTAGTGACAACCACCACAAAGACAAGTAGCAGCTTAAAGGACAGCCACCAGCTCCTGACAGCACGGCGCAACACACTGTACCACACACGGGCCAATAGCAAGGCCCAAAAGACAGTGACCCAGAACACATTCATAAACACCTTCGAACGCCTTGGGCAATAAAGAACATAAGTGAGGGCAGCAAACCGGTCAGGCAACCCTATGTCTGAGGACAAGAACTTATTGATAGTCCACTCAGAACCCAGTGTTGACCCAAGGACCTTATTCCTATCAAAGCTCTTGCTTAGATAGTTACACCAACGGACAATGATTGAGTCAACTTTCACCTTGAAATCTTCACCACCAATAGGCTCCACAATTCGAACGAGCTTGCGCACGGCAACAGACCAGACAGAGTCAACTGCCACGGACGCCGCAGACAGGACTGTCGCCCCCCACATCAGTGCGGTGGTCGTGGACGTCACAGCCCACACTAAGCCAAATTGTGTGAGCACAAAGAACCCAAAAATGAAGGGCAGAAAGAAAACAAAATAGGATATGATGGTTAGAAGCCACCAACCAAGAAACAACAACAACACCCTTTTTGACAGAGATTTAAACTTGGGTAGGCACTGTATGAGGCCTAGCACAAGATCGTCTGGGTTATTCATCATTTCATCTGTCAAAGTGCCGGGCAGTTGCTGCACGGCATCCAGATGGGCGCTCTTAGAGGGGTGTGACACCACAAAATAGAACAGAATAGGAAAATACACAGTCATGCTTAAAAACATTGTGCAGACACCGAAGTGTTTCGTGCCAGGGCTCATCAGCGCTTTTAAGGCATCCAGATCATAATAGTTCGAGGTGTATCTTCTTAAACAAGGTAAGGGCAATGACACACTTTAACACAACAAACACCAAACAAAACGAACGGCCGACGTACGGCCCGCTCGCCACATGCTTAAATGAAGCGGTGGAAGCGTAAC